CAGTTGCGGCAAACTCTGAGCGCGGGAAACCATAAAGAATTTGTTGGAACGCGGCGTTAGGTGACATTGGGCGCATACCGCGGTCATCAATAAGCGGTTTAATTGTTGAGCCATCAAGAATTTGGAAACCGTAAAGATCTCCGCCTACTGTTGGCTGTGGGTAAATAGCCAACGCATCAATTACAAGAATGTCCTCAATTGCAATGTTAATCCAGTCTTGCCATGTGTATCCATTTGCCTTGTCAGGGTTTTCCCAAAACTCACGCAAGCGGTTAATTTCATCTGTGTACTTTTCGCGGGCCTTAGCCATAGCGCGCACATGATCCCCGCCCGACTCAGCCGCAATCTTTTCTGATGCGTCTGCACCAAGAACAATGTCAAAATCTAAACCGTTCATTTTTGATTTAGTTACTTCAATGCAACGGCGCAAAATGTCAATGCTATCGCCAGCGTCTCGTAATGTTGAGAATGGAACTAAGCGCGTTGGAACAATGTTGATGTTCTGAGCAACCTGGTATTCATAACGGCGCGGTTCAGGGCGGCCTGTTAATGGATTGACTGGGTTAATTGCACCAGGAATAATTGGGTTGCCTGGGCCAAATGGAACTGTTGCGCTAAATGGTGCGCGTGGGAGTGCAACATTGTTGCCGTAAGTCTGTTGCATTGCTAAACCGCTTTGGGCCATGAGGTCATCAGTGCCAATTGTTGTAGCACCTCTAGGCAGGTTAGGGCCTTTTTCAAGATTGCCAGTTGCTAATGCTCTTGCGATACGGTCACGCAGACCCATGCGTATCTCCCTTGTTATGCCTCTTGTAAATCAGGCGTGTGGCAATGATAGCGATTTTAGCCACATCATGTATTGTAAGGATTATGAACTTAGTAGAGAAGGCAGTTCAACACGGTGGCAAACTTGCGCCCCTAGTGATCCCTCATGGATTAACTAGCGGCACTGGGCTAATGAACCCATCAATTTTTATTGATGACAAGGGCAACATTCTTGTGAACTTACGCCATGTTAATTACACGCTGTACCACGCAGAAAATGAGCAGAAGTTTCCTAGCCGATTTGGGCCACTGTCATACCTGCACCCTGAAAAAGATCGCCGCTTAGTTACGGTCAATTACTTGTGCCGCCTCAATGATGATCTTGAGATGACTGACCACGCCAAAGTGGATACATCTGAATTAGATGTTGAACCTATTTGGGAGTTTGTGGGTGAAGAAGATTGCCGCGTAGTGCAGTGGCTAGATGATTATTACCTGGTGGGAGTGCGTAGAGATACAACAACCAACGGCGTAGGCCGCATGGAGTACAGCCGTATTGAAATTGACTGGGATAACTGGGCAGTCAAAGAAGTTAGGCGTGTGCGTATCAATGCCCCTGAGCCAAACACATCTTATTGTGAAAAGAATTGGATCCCTATCCTAGATAAGCCTTATCACTTTATCAAATGGACAATGCCAACAGAATTAGTTTATGCCAACCCCATCAGCGGTGAGTGTGAGCAAGTATTTGTGCGCCACACAATGCCAGCGCCTAAAGATCAGCGCGGATCTAGCCAGGTCATACGGTGGGGCAGTATGTACATCTCCATTACCCATGAAGTAGATCTATTTAAGAATTACCTCAAGCAGAAAGATGCAATTTACCGTCACCGTCTAGTTGTGTGGGATCAAGAATTAAATGTTGTGGGGCTAAGTAAGGAATTCTCATTCTTAGATGCTCGCGTTGAGTTCTGTGTGGGGGCGGCGGTTCACAAAGGTAACCTTTTGGTGTCTTTTGGTTTTCAAGATAATGCCGCTTTTGTCTTGCAAGTACCTGGCGCAGTAGTAGAAGATCTAATTGTGGAGGCATTAGCGTATGAGAATTGAGCAATTAGTTGTAGAACTATCTAAAGATCCATTTAATCCAACGCTTAATTTTGATGTGGCAGTGGAGTATGAGAGACAAAACCAAACAGCATCAGCGGTTTCTTTCTATTTGCGCACCGCAGAGTATGGCCATGAGTCACACCCAACCCTGGTTTATGCGTCACTTCTTAAAGCGGCTCATTGTTTTAATGATCAAAATGACCGCCAGGCCACTGTAAGTAACTGTTTATTGCAGGCTGTTGCGTATTTGCCATACCGCCCTGAAGGTTATTTCCTTTTGGCGCAGTTCCATGAGCGTTTAGGGCAGTGGCAAGAGTGTTACACCTGGGCAAACATTGGATTGCACAACCATCTTCATTCACCGCTTCCTGTTCATGTTGGTTATGAAAGCAATTATGTGTTGTTATTTGAAAAGGCAGTAAGCGCCTGGTGGATAGGGCGCAAAGATGAAAGTCTTGAATTGCTACACAAGTTAGATGCCATGAAACTAACGCCTGATTATGAGTTTGCAGTTAAAAGCAATTTGGGAAGGCTTACACATGTTGCTTTTTGATGTTGGGGCTAATCGCGGTGATGCAGTCCTTGCAGGGCTTAACCAGGGATACCGCGTAATAGCCTTAGAAGCCGCTCCACGCGTTTATGCAGAGTTGGTTGGTAACTTTATCTATAACCCCAATGTTGTGCCTCTTAAAATGGCAGTCAGTGACAAAGATGGCGAGCGCTTAAAGTTCTATGAGGCAGATGAAGATGGCCTTAGTTCGCTTAACCAGGACTGGCTAACAAAAGATGGCATGCCATACAAAGGTAAGCCTCACCGTGAGGTAGAAGTAAACACAATTACGATTGACACGCTTGCAGATAAATACGGCAATCCCGATTTAATTAAGATTGATGTTGAAGGTGCTGAGTGGCAAGTTATGAAAGGTATGACCCGCCACTATGGGGGTTTGCTTTGTTTTGAGTGGACATTTGAAACCATGCACCAACATGAAGATCAATTAGATTATTTATTTACATTGGGTTACAGAGAAATGGCCGCGCAATACATTGTGAACCATTTACAAGAACCGCAAGTGTGGGGCAACATGCAATCAAACAACAGCAATGAATTGTTGGCCTGGCATCAACTTACATCTGATGAATGGATAGACGGTGGTTGGAAAGTAAGCAACCTACGCCCTACCGCAGATGTAGGTATGTTGTGGGTGCGTTAAGCGCTTAAATCTCCAACAACCGTAAAAGTGTTTGTGCCTGTACAAAGAATTGATGCAGAACTGTATTGAGCGCGCAATTTTAATCCTGGTGTTGAAGTAATAGTTACTCCGCTTGCAACAATAGTTGTTTGCCCTGTACCAATTTGTTGAACATAAATAATTTGTCCTGCGGTAAATGTTCCAGCGGGAACAGTTAAATTATTTGCAGAACCAACGCTCATTGTTACCCATTTATTTACATCTCCTGCAACAATTTGATAAGAAGCAATTTGAGCATTAAAAGTAGCAGGCGTAACTTGTCCGCCAATTCCTTGCGTTCCAAGAAGTCCTTGTGTACCTTGCAAACCTTGAGTGCCAGTTAAACCTTGAATACCGTCTAAGCCTTGTGTGCCTGTTGTACCTTGCAAGCCTGTTGTACCTTGCAAGCCAGTAATACCTTGAGTGCCTGTTGTTCCTTGCAAACCCTCAGTGCCTTGTGTGCCTTGCAAACCAGTAGTTCCTTGTACACCTTGCGTACCTTGAGAACCAGTTAATCCCTGTGGGCCTTGCACATTTGGGTTAGGTGTGATTGATACTGACATTATGCGATCTCGCTTCCAAATGCGTTGAATGAACTTGTGCCATTTGTTGAATAAACTGTAACAACATCTGTTGCCGCTAAAGTAACGCCGCTTGTGTATGTAAAAGTAGCAGTTGGGCTAAGGCTTAGGTCATAAACAATGTAATGCTCATTAGAAATAGTTGCACCCGCAGGGCGAATAGCAATGCGTACTGTGTCTGATGCTCCACTTGTGTTTACAACATTGATTGTTGAAACAATTGCCTGTGTTGCGCCAGGAACGGTGTAAAGGGTTGTAGCACTAGCCGCAGACGGCGCTGATTGTCCTAATACTTTGTATGTGGTTGCCATTATTCTCCCTTTTTACATTCCGCCGAGCATTAAAATGTCAGGTAGTGCTGTTGCATTTGTTCCAGTTGTACCTTGAATACCCTCTAGTCCTTGAGTACCAACTAAACCTTGTAGTCCAGTTGTTCCTTGAACTTGAATACCCTGAGTACCTTGAACTCCCTGTGTACCTTGCGTTCCAATAGTACCTTGAATTCCATCTGTACCTTGAATTCCTTGAATACCAGTCTCACCAGTTGCACCTTGAGTTCCAGTTAATCCTTGAACTCCTTGAGTTCCTTCAATTCCTTGAAGCCCCTCAATACCTTGTGTTCCTTCTAAGCCCTGAGTTCCTTGTGATCCAGTTGTACCTTGAGAACCATTTAATCCATCAGTACCTTGCGCACCAGTTGTACCTTGTGCGCCATTTAATCCATCTGTTCCTTGAATTCCCTCAAGACCTTGCACACCTTGCGTACCTTGAGTGCCAGTTACACCTTGTAAACCTTGTAAGCCCTGAGTTCCATTTGTACCTTGTGTTCCTTCATGGCCCTGAATACCTATTAAGCCCTGAGTTCCTTCAGTGCCTTGAATTCCCTCTAATCCTTGAGTTCCATCATGACCCTGAACTCCTTGTGTACCTTGAGAACCAGTTGTACCTTGAGTTCCAGTTATGCCCTGAATTCCCTCAGTTCCTTGAGATCCTGTTGTTCCTTGAGCGCCTTCAAACCCTTGAATACCCTCAGTTCCCTGAGAACCAGTTAAACCTTGAGTACCAGTAGCACCTTGAGTACCTTCAGCCCCTTGAATTCCATCTAAACCTTGAGATCCTGTAATGCCTTGAGCGCCAACTAATCCTTGAGTTCCAGTTGTGCCTTGCAATCCTTCAGTTCCCTGAACTCCTTGCAACCCTTGTGTTCCTTGTGCGCCAACAGTTCCCTGCGCGCCAGTAACTCCTTGCACACCAATGCTCTGTGTAATAAGAGAAAGATCAAGGTTGTTAGCAAAGTTTGTTGTGCCTGTTCCACTTGAGTCTAAAAGCGTTACAGGGAAAGTAAAATAACTATTAGGAACAGATGAAGGTGTGCCGTTTACTTGCCACTCTTGATAGTTGTTTGAGTCACTTCTATCTTGAACAAAGAAAATGTCACCGTTTTTAATGTTTGCTAATAGAAAATCAATGTCCACATTTGCATCTGTTAAGTGAGATACATAAATGTTTGTTGAAGAAGTTTGTGTGGCGTTGTTCCATGTAATGTGACCAGCATCAGGTGGTGGTGTTTGTGTTGCAGTTTCCGCTGTGTAATCAAAAATAGAAGATGAAGTACCGCTTGCGCCAGTATTACCTTGAACTCCTTGAATACCATCTAAACCTTGAACACCCTGGCTACCAATAGTTCCTTGTACGCCTTGTGTTCCTTGCGCTCCAGTAGTTCCCTGAATTCCATCAAGTCCTTGAGAACCTGTTGCGCCTTGTAATCCAATTAAACCCTGACTTCCTTCAAGGCCTTGTATTCCTGCAATTCCTTGCGCGCCAATAGCACTTTGAATTCCTTGTGTACCTTGCGCTCCTTCTAAGCCCTGCAATCCTTCAAGCCCTTGAATACCCTCATTGCCTTGAATACCCTGCGTTCCCTGAGTACCAACAGCACCTTGAATACCTGTTAAACCTTGTAAACCATCATGGCCTTGAATTCCTTGTGTGCCTTGTGTACCTGTGACACCCTGTAAACCTTCAATACCCTGTGTGCCGTCATGACCTTGTATGCCCTGAGTTCCCTGCGCGCCAGTATCGCCTTGAATACCATCTAATCCTTGAGAACCAATTGTGCCTTGTATTCCTTGAGCGCCTGTTAAACCTTGAACGCCAGTATTACCTTGAATACCTTCTAATCCTTGCGATCCAGTTATTCCTTGTGATCCTGTTACACCTGTCTCACCTTGAACACCAGTAACGCCCTGCGTACCTAATGCGCCTTGTACGCCAATTAAACCTTGAACACCAACAGTGCCTTGAGTTCCTTGCGCACCAATAGTTCCTTGAATACCAACAAAACCTTGAATACCGTTTAAACCTTGTGCGCCAATTACACCTTGCACACCTTGTAAACCGTCAAAACCTTGAACACCGTTTGCGCCTTGAATACCTGTTGTTCCTTGCGCACCCTGTACGCCTTGTAAACCATCAGTTCCTTGAACACCAGTTGTACCTTGTACACCTTCTAAACCTTGTGTTCCTTGTGCCTGGTTAAATCCGCCACCTTGTAAACCTTGTGTGCCTTGAATACCTTGTGCTGATGCCGCACCACTCATGCCTTGAATACCTTGAGCGCCTTGTTGCCCCATAGGGCCAGGGGTCACAACAATAACATTTGGAGTTCCAACAGGGTTTGGATTGTTCAAGAAACTGTTTGGGTTGTATGTCATCTTGTCACCTCTGCATTTACATTAAATTCACCTTGAACAATGCGCGTTCTCACATTAGTAGGTGATGTTATCTCTAAATCATAATAATAAGGGCCTGCACTGATCGCCGCTGTTTGTGTTGCTGTTGCCTGAACTGCAAGAGTTCCGCTAGGCCCATCAATTGTAATACCACTTGTATCTGTAAGCGTTAAAACTGCAATTGTGTCATTCGGTAGCGAGCGCAACTGCATGCGGGCTGTGTAACCAGTAATGTCCACTGCGCTTAATGCGTCTCCGCCTTGAATGTACAAACCAGTAACCGCATTAGTAACTGTGAACTGCGTTGATGTGCGTGAAGCAATTGTTACATTGCCTAAATTGTATTGGCTAGGCAAAATACCTTGAATAAAAACAGTTTGCCCTGCGCTAAATCCATTATCTGCGGTGTATGTAACAGTTGTGCCATTGCCTACTACATTTGTAATAGTTGCAGGCTGTGTGTACAAGAAATTGCGAAACCAGTCAGAGCCTTGATCAATTATTGTGTTGTAATTGTCAGCCATTACGCTCCCTGTGACAGTTCAGAATTTGGGCTAATCATAGCGGTTCTACACGCTGAGCAATGTGTAAATGATTTAGGCATTGGCAACCCACACTTAGGGCAATGGTTAGCAATCGCGTTAAAGTAATTACTTACTGTAACTTTTCCTAAAAGATCACTAAAACCTTGCACCATTGCATCAATGCGGTCAGGTGAGTTTGGTTCATCAACAGTCCAGGTACACATCTGATCTTCTAACTCTGCAAACTCTCCAATGTGGTGAATACGCCCCTGCTCATACATAGCCGCAACTGGTTCTGCTCTAAGTTTCTTACCCACATGCGCTCGCACTTCTCTAATTGGCAAAGTAGGCCGCACTTGTTTTAACACTGCGCCCACCATGTCACCGCCCTGGTTTACTTCAACCAAAACTGCATCTGCTTTGTATGCGTCAAAGAGTTCTACTGCCTTTGTTGCCCAGGCCAATGGTGATCCTCTAAATGAGTAATCTCCCATTACATAACCTTGTCCATCTGCGGTAGATCCAACTACAACAATGCCTGTTTCATCTGACTTTTCTGAGTTAGTTACGGCAGGATCAACGCTTACAACAATGCGGGCCATAGTTGGGGCTGTAGCAATGCGTGTGCGGTCAATTAAACCCCTAGTCCACAATGCACCTTCAACATCATCAAGAATTTCTCCATAAAGTTCTTGCCTTCCCAACCTTGTGCCGTTGTAGCGGGCCTGTAATTCCATCAATGCACTAGGGGCTAGATTTGCGGCGTTATCAAATGTAGATCCCCTGGTAATAACTACTGACCCATCTGTACGGCCTGCAAGCATGCGTATGAGCGCTGTAGAGCGCGGTGTAGTGGTAACAATAACCCGCGGCTTTTTACCCAGGCGTAGGCCAAACTGCAACTGATCCCAGGCATCTTGATAACGCCATGCACCTAACTCATCACACCAAGCACCATGATGTTGCGGGCCTCTAAAGCGTTCAGGATTGTCTGCGCTAAATAACTTTATGCGGCTACCGTTTTTAAGCAGGATCTCGCCAATAGATCTGTTGTAATTCTGAAGCATGTGATACCGCTGTAGTACCGCAACAATGCCTGACTCACCTTCTGCACATGTATCTCTAGCATCTGAGAAAGTAGGAGCAACAACAGCCCAACGCGTAGCAGGCTGAATGATTGCTTGCCAGGCTATTTCCTCTGCGCCTAATCTTGTCTTGCCAAATCCACGGCCTGCCATTGCAAGCCAAATGTTCCAATCACCTTCAGGTGGTAGTTGGTTCGCTCTCGCCAGTTTGTTCTTCCACACCCATCTGCTCGCCTTGATCCGTGAGTTCTGTGATGGTTGCAATCCCTCCAATGGTTGAGGCTTCAATGAGTCTTGCGACTCGCTCAACTTCTCTGTCCAGGTCTGATCCGTCATAAGTAACCACCTCTGCTTGTACCTTCAATGGTGCATCTAATCCCAGTAACTTTGCGCGTTTATCAATTACGCGTA